TTGTAATGAACAATGTATAAAACTTGAAGTATTTAGTAAAGATTTTAAAATAGCATTAACATCTGTAAATTTTCAATTAGGTGTAAATTGGTATAAAAAATTTCCATCAGCATGGAAAGCATTATGCGAAAAAAGATATGAAGATGCTATTGCAGAAATAACATATAAAAAACGTGGAAAACCAGAGTATTCTAATTGGTATAAACAAACACCAGTTAGAGTTGTTGATTTTTGTAAAGCGATAGAAAAACTAGAAGAGGAGTAAAATGGCAGAAAAAGAAATAAACTTTGATACAATAACTAATCCTATACAGGATGAAGTAGATACAATTATACCAGCAGTACCTCCTTCTGAGAGTACGGATGCAGATATAAGAATGGAAAGATATAAAAGAATACACAGAATAGTATCTAAGAAATTTGCTGAAGATTTTGATATGGTAGCTGTGTTAGGAAGATTAGGATTCGGATATAGGAGTGACAAATAATGGGATTTTTTGGAAACATAATTAAAAAAGCTACTGGTTTTTTAGGTAAGGGTAGTCCACTTGGTGGTTTGTTAGAAGCTGCAATGCCGTGGGGTAAGGCTTTAGGTTTTTTAGGCGGTGCATATTTAACTCATAAAGGTATTCAAGATGAAAAAGATCAAATGAGGATAAAAAAGGAACAGGGTAGAATAGGTCAAGCAGACGCTATATCAGGGGGAAAGTTTTCTTTTGAAGATTATAATGTAAAACAAGGTATTGCAGGAGATCAATTTGATTTAAGAGTTGATTCTTTAGGAGACGCTTTAGAAATGAAATCAGATTCAGCTTTAGATACTTTTGGAAGATCTAATTTACAAACTGGTTATCAAAATACCGTCATGGATACTTTGCAAGATCAGTATTCTGATGGTATAGCTAGTGCTGAACTAAAATATGATCAATCTACTTTTGCAAATACTCAAAATTTAAGACAAGAATTATCACAATATCAAACAACTTATAATTCCTTAGGACAATATACAAATGATTTGTCTTACAATTTTATGGAAAATTATAAAAAACTAATAGGATAAGGGGAAAAAATGGCATATAGTGCACAAACAATAGAGGCTTTAGCATCTTTGACTAATGCTCTAGATAAAGCAACAGGTTTATCTGCAAGAAGAGAGGAACAAAGAACTATAAGAGCTGAAAAGAGACAATTAAGTAATAATATGGCTAATATGGCTATACAATCAATAAGCAAAATGCCTATGCAAGATCAGATAAATTTTGAACAATCTGGATTTTTAAATTACGGCATGGGAACATTAGGTGGGTTTGTTGATCTACCTTTTCAACAAGCTTTAGCACAAAAAAGATATGGTCAATATCTAGATTCTTTTGAAACTTCTAGCCTTCCTCATTTACAGGACCTAGGAACAACTAGAGCTATGTTAAATTATTGGGCACCAGATAACCCAGTAGTAAAAATTATAGATCAAAAAATAGCATCAGAAGTACAAAAATTTGAAAATACTGCAATGGATTACATGGACAGAAGTACAAGATTTGCAAAAGTTGCTAGTGAGGAAAGCGGTGGATTATTACCTGCTATATCTTTTCAGGCAAAAAGTGATTGGGGGCAAACAAAAATGCTTTCAGATAATATAGATAATATTATGCAATCATTAACTATTGATCCACACGCTGGGTAGTAAATGTCTACCACGATGAATACACAAATAGGTTATATTGATAACCTACTTACTACTGGTATAATAAATCCAGAAGAATATCTAAAAAGGTTAGATACCTCTTATCGTTTAAAACCTAATCTTTTTAGTGAAGAAGACCTCGATTACATAGAAAAACAACATAAAAAATATGATATAAAATGGAATCGTGACTTAAATGCTTCTCAAGCATCTGTATTGTCAGTTGTTAATCAGTTTACTTCTGGTGTTGTAGAAGGTTTTACTACACTAGGTTGGGCTGAAGAAGCAGATACTACAGTAGAAAGAATATCAAATCAATTTGGTCATTTATTAGGATTTGCACCTGATGTAATTGCTAGTGTTATAAGTGGTGGTAGATGGATACCTATAGCACAAGCAAAACAAGCAGCTAGACAAAGTAGTAAAGCAGTAAGACAGGGTATATCTAAAGTTGCTTCTAAAGCACCTCCTTTATTAAGAAAAGAAATATCTCCTAATACTTTTGCTTTACAGTCTATACCAATGATGGTTGCTGATAAAGTTTTAGACCAAACTAAGAATGCACTAGGATCTACTGCTTTATTAAGTAAGGGGCATTTAACAAAAGGTTTATTTGGAAAAGCATCCGTAAGAAATGCAGCAACTCAAGCAGTTCATTTAGGAGTAGCATTAGGAGTATCTTCTTGGAAAGAGGGACCTAAGGCTATGTTAGATGCTACTATGCACGGAGCAGCAGCTGGTGCAATCTTTGGTAGCATAGGTAATTATGTACGTATCGGTGATATGTTACGTAATAAAGATACAGTTCAAATGGGTAGAGAAGCTGTTAAATTAGCTTCTAGACAATTATATCAAGACCCTAATAAGTATGAAGGAATAGAAATGCTTATTAAGGGTAGTTTAGGTGCATCGTTTCAAGGTGGTATGACCACACTACAGGGAGCACCATTACCAGATCAAATATATGAATATATGTTAGGATTTTTCTTTGGTGCATCTGCTAAATCTGCTGGATTTATGAATCGTACTAAATTTATTAATGACAGATATTTCCCTAGCAATGAGAATATATCAAGAGTAAAAGAAAAGTGGCAGAAAGATCCAGAATATAAATCTTTACCTAAAGTAGACAGAGATTACATAGATAGTTACTTAGAATCTGTTAGACGTCAGAAACTAAGTGTTATTAACAGTCAAAAGCCTAGTTTTATGCAGCAGGTATCTCAAAATATTAAAGATGTAGCTGCAGAAAAAAATATAGATTTAACCAAACCTATAACAATAGAAGATTTTACAAAAATAGAAAACGAAGTTAATGTAAAAGAAAAAATTAAAACTCCTAAAAAAACAACAGTTAAAAAAGAAGGTGTTAATGTACAAGCTCCTGAAATAGGTGAAGGTAGACAAGAGACTGTTAAGAAGATGTATAATAAGAATGCCAAATTAGAAACTAAAAGCACTCTAGTAGAATCTGTTTGGTCTGGTATGCAATCTGGTGCTGACTATGGAGGATTAAAACCTGCTAAAAAGAAAAAAATAAAAACTTCAGGTTGGGTAACTTCTGACTTTAAAACAAAAATTACTGGTTCTAATAAAGCAAAAGATAAATTATTAAAAGAATATGGCGTAAAAAGAGTTACTGAACCTATTACAAGACCTACCGAAAGAGGTGAGAGAGTATTTGCTCCTACAGATTATGCTAATAGAACCATTAGAAATATAGAGGATACTGATGCAAGTATCATATTTGCAAGACCAGAACACATAGATGGAAGTGCTGGAACAAATAAAACTATAGGGTATGCTTCTGAAGGTGTATGGAAAAATGGATCTTCAAGCAAAACATTATCTAGTGGTAGATTTATGTCTGGATTTAGACCTCATATAGTTGTTTCTACTGGATTAAAAAGTAAACAAAGAGCAGATAAAGAAGTTAAATCAATACAAAAATTTATAAAAGATGTAACTAAAAAAATAGGTAAAAAACCTAAAATAAATATTGCAGGTCATGGTAATGACAGAGTGCCAAGTAATAAAACTTGGAAAAACTTTGAAGATTATGTTGAATATATAATAGACAAAACATTAGAAGGCTCTGTTCAAAAACCAGCATTTGATCCAAACGTAGACAATCCAAGTGAAATTGTAGCTTCAATACCTAAACCTAGTAAAAACACGAGAGACTTTGCACAAGAAAGACTTTCAGACTATAAAAATGAAATAGCATTGGCTAATGAACAGATAGATGCTGCTTCTGCTGAACATTCTTCTAAAACAATACTAAAAAAACCTTTAGAAGAAGCTATTAATTATTTATTAGACAAAGATAGTAGTTTAGATTATACAAAACTTAAATTAGAAATAAATACAATAGCAGAAAAATCAAAAAATGATTTAGACTTCTTTAAAAAAATAGAAAAATACGGCATTACACTACCTGGTGATGTTCAAAGAAATTTAGGTAGAGGCTTATTAATTAAAAAAAGTTTAGAAGAACAAACAGATCATGGTATACAAAATTTAAATTCATGGAAAGGCGGTTATTCTTCAAAAGAAGGTTTTAATAAAAATCAATTTCCTAGTGAAGATATAGATGGAACTATATTAGTTAGATACAGAAGTGAAAATAAACACGATAAGCATGTTAAAGGATCTATTGAAGATGTATCTTATGTTATATCAGATGTACAGTGGGATAAAAGAACTGGAAGTATGTTTAATAAAACTCAACTTGGTGTAGAGGCTCCAGGTATATATAAATTACAATATGATAAAATATTAGGACATCAATATAGAAAATCATTATCTCCTAAAGGTGAGGCTAAATATGAATTTACTTTAACAGAAAAAGGTTTAAATTCTTTAAATAAAAAACTTGTACAAGATGGTTATTATGTTTCTAAAGCTTTAAAAGATAAGGGAGTTGTTTTAGTAGAGCCTTTGCCAGTACAAGATAAATTTATAAATGAAACTAATTACTTATCCAAAGAAGATCAATTAACCATATTAAAAGAAGTAGGTTTTAGAAA